CTGGAACGAAGCAGAACAAGGTAACAATGGCTTTGTACCTTTAAGAGTTCATTATTCAGAACATCCAAAAAGGAATACAGAATGGGCTGATGAGCAAAGAAAGATTCTTGGTGAGATAAAGTTTAACCAGGAAGTCTTATGCCAGTTCTTAGGTTCTTCTCACACTCTAATATCAGCTGAAACAATAGCAAGACTCTCTTCTGTTCCTTTTGTTCATTCAAATGAATGTCTTGATATACAAGAAGAGCCAAGGAAAGATAGAAGTTACTTTATAGTTGTTGATACTTCTAGAGGTGTAGAGAGAGATTATTCAGCTTTTACTGTTATTGATACTACTGAATATCCATTTAAACTTGTTGCTAAGTTTAGAGACAATAAAATAAGTCCACTTTTATATCCAAACATGGTTGTGAAAGTAGCAAAGGACTATAATGATGCCTACATTTTAGTTGAGATAAATGATATCGGTCAGCAAGTAGCAGATATTATTCATAACGATTTAGAATACGAAAACATGATTTGGGTTAGTTCTGATGTCAGATACGGTCAAGTAATGTCGACAAGTGGTAGAAACGCCAGGCTTGGTTTAAGAACTACAAGCCAAGTTAAAAGAATTGGTTGTTCAACATTAAAATCTTTAGTAGAAGAAAATAAACTTTTAATATTTGATGGGGATGTGATATCTGAATTTTCTACTTTTGTTGAAACCAAAGGGTCATTTGCAGCTGATGAAGGCTATAATGACGACTTAGTAATGACATTAGTGTTGTTTGGTTGGGCATCAAATGAGCCTTTGTTTAGAGATTTAATGAATGCAGATAACAGAAAAGCATTGTATCAACAAAAGATGGTTCAAATAGAAGAAGAACTGACTCCATTTGGATTTGTGGAATCATTGAATCATCAACCAGACTTTGAAGTTACAGACGGCGACTTATGGATCACCGATAAGTGGCAAAGCGATTATAATGATTTTCTGAAAAGTAGAATGTTATAAATATAAAGTACAAATTTTTTTTGTTATGGTAATCATAACATTATAAGGAGAAAAAAATGGCATTTCAGCTTTCACCAGGCGTACTGGTTACTGAAAAGGATTTAACACTACTTGTCCCTTCGGTATCTACTACTGCAGGTGGTTTTGCTGGAGCTTTCCAATGGGGACCTGCTAACGAAGTCGTTACGGTTGACTCTGAAACAACGTTGGTGGAAAGATTCGGTAAACCTAACGACAATACTTACATTGACTTTTTTACAGCTGCAAACTTCTTATCTTACGGCAACAACCTTCAGTTAATTAGGGTTGTTGACAAATCTTCTGCTCTTAACTCAGTTGGAAGTGCTAATACTGCTTCTTCTTCTGCTGTTTTGGTAGAAAATGAAGATGACTACACACAAAACCATTCTTCTGGCAGCTTGTCTTTAGAGTGGGCAGCAAAGTATCCAGGTTTACTTGGAAACAGCCTCAAGGTTTCACTTGCTGATGCTAACACATTTGCAGCTTGGCAGTATGCTTCAAATTTCGATGATTCACCTAACACATCAACATACGCTGCTACCGTTGGTGGTGCAAATGACGAATTACATGTTATTGTGATCGATGAAGATGGAGCTTGGACAGGAACAAGAGGTGAAGTGTTAGAAAAATTCAGCTTTGTTTCTAAAGCATCTGATGCTAAGCTTCCTGATGGCACATCAAACTACTACAAGAATGTTATCAACAATAGATCCAAGTATGTTTGGTGGGTTGGTCATACAGGAAACGTTGTTTCGAGAAACTGGGGTTCAGCTGCTGCTGGCGTGACATTTGCTAACACACTTTCACATTCTGGTAACGTTTCTGTTTCGTTGGTTGGTGGTACTGCTTCTGAAACAGCAACAGCTGGTAATGTTCAGACTGCTTTCTCAGTTCTTGCTAACGATGAGCTTTATGATGTATCGTTGATTCCTACAGGTGGAGCTACTGCTGCTACTGTCACACACGTTATTAACAACGTAGCAGAAGTAAGACTTGACTGCGTTGTGTTCTGTTCACCAGAGCAGGCAGACGTTGTTGATAATGCAGGAAGCGAAGCAACAGATGTCGTTGCATTTAGAAATGGCCTGCCATCAAGTTCTTATGCTGTAATGGATTCTGGTTACAAATATCAGTACGATCGCTACAATGATGTCTATAGATACGTTCCATTAAATGGAGATACAGCAGGTCTTGCAGTAAGAACAGACTTTGTTGCTGATCCATGGTTCTCCCCTGCTGGTTTCAATAGAGGGCAGATAAAGAACGTTGTTAAACTTCCTTTCTCACCTAAGAAGACAGACAGAGATACTCTTTATAAAAAAGGTGTTAATCCTGTTGTTACATTCCCAGGTCAAGGAACTGTACTCTTTGGTGATAAGACTCTCTTAGCTAAGCCATCTGCATTTGATAGAATCAATGTTAGAAGACTCTTCATTGTTCTTGAAAAAGCAATTGCAACAGCTTCTAAGTTTCAGCTTTTTGAATTTAACGATGCATTTACAAGAGCTCAATTTAGAAACTTAGTTGAACCATTCTTAAGAGAAGTTCAGGGTAGAAGAGGTATTACGGATTTCAAAGTAGTCTGTGACGAATCCAATAATACTGGGGAAGTTATTGATAGAAATGAGTTCGTAGCAGATATCTTTATTAAGCCAGCAAGATCAATCAACTTCATTCAACTTAACTTCGTAGCAACAAGATCTGGTATCTCGTTCGAAGAAGTTGGCGGCTAATAAGGAGAGAATAAATGTCAACAGTATTTAACGTAGAACGTTTTAAATCAGCTCTAACGAATGGAGGGGTTCGTCCTAATCAGTTTGCCATTCAGTTATCTTTTCCAACCTATGTTCCTGCAGCTGCTCAGGCAGTTGCAAGATCACCGTTTTTGATAAACATTGCTGAATTGCCTGGTCAGACTCTTAATCCAGCAATTACATTCTACAGAGGTAGAGAAGTTAAGTTTGCTGGCGATAGAATCTACGCTCCATGGAACATCACAGTTCTCAACGATTCGCAGTTCTCAATTAGAAATGCAATCGAGGGTTGGATGACTGGAATGGAAGATCTTCAGCTTAAGACTGGTAGATTGAATCCTGCTGAATACCAAAGAAACATCGATGTGTTCCAGCTTGACAGAAATGGAAATATTCTTAAGTCTTATACACTTTTAGATGCATTTCCAGTTGACCTTTCACCTGTTGGGCTGGACTTTGGAGGGAACGATCAGATATCTACATTTTCATGTACGTGGCAATATCAGTCGTTTGTTACTTCCTCACAAACTGGTGGAAACTTGGGTAGCATTCTTTCGCAAGTCTTTAACGCTCTTTAATTGATAAGAAAAATTCGTAATGGCTATTAATCTCTTTGGCTTTACTATTGGTAAAGAAGAGAGACCGGAGTTAAAAAATCAATCGATTATAACTCCGGTCTCTGACGATGGTGCTTCTACTGTATCAGCTGGTGGATATTATGGTACATTTGTTGACATCGATGCTTCTGCTCGTTCTGAGTCTGAGCTAATTACAAGATACAGAGAAATAGCAAACTATCCAGACTGCGACAACGCAATTGAAGAGATTGTGTCTGAAGCTATTTCTGCTATTGATGAAGAAAAACCAATTACAATAAATCTTGAAAATTTGAATCTTTCTGATAATATAAAGAAAAGCATTCAGGTTGAATTTGATGAGATTATGACTTTGTTAGACTTTAATGATAAAGCTCACGATATTTTTAGAAGATGGTATGTAGATGGAAGAGTTTACTATCACAAGATGATTGATACAAAGGCTCCTGAAAAAGGAATCCAAGAATTAAGGTTCATCGATCCAAGAAAAATTAGAAAAGTAAGAGAAGTAAAAAAAGATAAACAACAAAGTGGTTTAGACCTTATAACAAAAGTAGAAGAGTTTTTTATTTTTAACGAAAAAGGTATTAACTATTCGCCTGGTATTCCTCCAACATCAACGAGCAATGCTGGTGTAAAGATTTCAAACGATTCTATCGCTTACTGTCCTTCTGGATTGTTAGACTTAGATAGAAACGTAGTACTTGGTTATTTGCACAAAGCAATTAAACCAGTTAATCAACTTAAGATGATGACTGATTCCTTAGTCATCTATAGACTTTCTAGAGCACCAGAGCGAAGAATATTCTACATCGATGTAGGCAATCTTCCTAAAATTAAAGCTGAACAATACATGAAAGATATCATGACAAGATATCGCAACAAAATTGTTTATGATTCAGCTACTGGTGAAATAAAAGACGATAGAAAATTTATGACAATGTTGGAAGACTTCTGGCTTCCAAGACGTGAGGGAGGAAGAGGGACTGAGATTACTACACTTCCAGGTGGTGAAAATCTTGGTCAGATAGCTGATATCGAATATTTTCAAAACAAGGTATATCAATCTCTGAATATTCCTATCTCGAGATTCCAGCAACAGTCTGGTTTTAATTTTGGTAGAGCAGCAGAGATCAGTCATGAAGAGATGAAGTTTAATAAGTTCATTTCAAGATTGAGAAAAAAGTTTAGTCATCTATTTGACGATTTGTTAAGAACACAGCTAGTGTTAAAAAGAATTATTACAGAGAACGATTGGAATACTTTAAAGAATACTATCTCTTATAGATTTGCACAAGATCAATACTTCCAAGAGATGAAAGAGTTTGAAAACTTAAGAAACAAACTTGATGTAATAAATCAACTTCAGCCTTATGTTGGATCATACTTTAGTTCTAACTATATCCGTAAGAGTGTTCTCAAGATGACAGATCAAGAGATTGAAGATATAAAACAAGAGAACGAAGAAGAACCTCCTCAGCAGACGCAAGCGCAGGGTGGGGAGATGCAATCACCAAGTGATCAGCAGCAACAGCCAGATCAAAGTGGTCAAGGCGAACAACAGTCATAAATATATTATAAATAAAAGAAACTTTTAGGAAATATAATGGATACTAAAGAAATTATCGATCAATTTGTGGATGATGTATTGGATGGCAATAACATAGCAGCTAAAGAAGCATTTCAAAATGCCATCTCAATTAAAGTTTCTGATGCCATAGAACAAAAAAAAGTAGAAGTAGCACAAAGTGTTTACAACAATAGTGCTTCATCAGAAGATTCAGAACAAGACGAGGACACAGAAGAATGAAATCTTTTTCTCAATTTAAAGAAGAGCATAATG